CATTTATGGTCAAGCGGGAGCCGGAAAAACATACTCAACACAAAGTATGCCTGGCAAAGTATTAGTCATAAGTGCGGAGGCTGGATTGCTTTCTATCAAAGATGCACCTAATGTATCTGCTATTGAGGTTTCTAGTATTGAAGATTTAAGAGAAGTTTATGAAGCTCTTTCATCTGGCGAACTATCCTTTGATAGCGTGTGTTTAGACTCAGTTTCAGAGATTTCAGAGATCTTACTGGTACATGAGAAAACAAAAAATAAAGATGGAAGAATGGCTTACCAGAACGTAAGTGAAGCCGTTACGAGTCTTATGAGATCATTTAGGGATTTAGATATGCACGTATTATTTCTTTGCAAAGAAGGTAAAGAAAATAATGATGGCATATTTTTATTTGGTCCTAAAATGGCAAGTAAACCTCTTGGTGAGGCAATAACTTATTTCTTTGATGAAGTCTTAGCATTACGTGTTTATGATGACGTTGATGAAAATGGTGATTCTGTAATTAAGAGGGCTTTACAAACACGAATACATGGAGGTTACACAGCGAAAGATCGTAGCGGTAAACTCGATAAATTCGAGGAACCTAATCTAACTGCCCTAATCGAGAAGTTAGGGTTTTCTATTAATATTGAAAATAAGGAGAGTGCATAATGTCAGACTTTAATGATGTTGATTTTTTCGAAAATGCGGAGCAAATGGAATCGAAAGGTCCCGAGGTTGCTCCAACTGGTGAGTATGAGGCTAAGATAATTGCCGCTGAGAAGTATAAAGCGGATAGCGGTAATTGGACTCAGAAAATAACCTTTCAGATTGATGGTGGTAAATATCGCGACCATAATGAATGGTACAACCTTTGGTCTGCTAATAAGGATTCTAAAAGAATAGCGAGTGAGATATTTAGTCGTCTTGCTATTGTTGTTGGATTTAAGAAGCTACCGGATCTTGCAAAAGATTTTATCGGTAAGCAACTTAGACTTGGTATCAGACAGTATGAAGATACTTGGACAAACAAAGAAGGTGAACAAGTTACATCTAATAAGACTAAAATCATTAAGATGGAACCTTCAGAATTGAAACCAACTTTGGTAGGTGATAAACCTCCCTTCTAAGTGTAGAAAAGAAAAAGGGGCTTTATGCCCCTTTTTTTTGTTTTGATATTTCTTTTGACCATTTGGCTAGCTTTACAGTTTTGCCTAATTCTTCAGGGTATATTCTTTTAACCCATTTCCAAAAATCAGGTAGTCGCATGATACTTAAATTGTACTTTGCTCTACCTTTTTCGTATGCTTTGATTCTTGCTCGTTGAGCTTTTCTTTTAGCGTCCATACTTACATATTCTTTAGATTATCAATAGCCCAGTTAAGATATACAACGGCCTTCTCTAGATCCTGGATGTTAGATCCCTTGTGATCTTCTCTCCATATATATTTAACTGCGTTGCCCTTACAGAAACCTTTGAACTCTTCTGCCGTAAGCATAGATCTCATAGCCTCTATATACTCTATCTCACCCCTAGTATAGTGAGGTGGTTGTTTTACTAAATCTTCACTCATTTTATACCTCCTTACGCTAAACGAATTATTGCTTCGTTAACCTTTTCTGTTTGTTTTTTTTGATTTACATAATATGGGTAAAGAAAATGTCTTCTTATGTAATGTCTTACAGTTTCTTTTCCAAAGTTGGTTACGCCTGGCTTTATATTTATTTCACTCAGAAATTTACCTTGTCGCAATTCATCTCTTATACGATTAAGATTTTTTTCAATTACAAAATTATCGTGACTTACAGCCTCTCTTTGTTTTTCATTAGAATAATCATAAAGATCATGCTCATGTAAATCTCTCAAATAACGCGAAACTAATGGTATTGATCTGTTAATTATTTTAGCTATTTGCTCTAAAGTTTTGCCTGATTTTCTAAGATCTAAAATTTGGTAATGCATAGGTTTTAAATTAATAGAAATATGAAAATTAAATAAAGGATCTAAATCTTCATTCCATCTTTTTAACAAAACTTCTTTTAAAATTTTACTACGAAATTGATATTCTTTAGAAGGTCTAGAATATTGTTTTAAATATAACTTGCGCCATTCAAAGTATTTTAATGTGCCGTAATGTCTTAATCCTATATTTATCTCTTTTATAAGACCTTCCTTTTTTATTTCATTTCTTAATTTTGTTTTTTCTACAGATTCTTCTACATTCAAACCACGTTTTTTTGCCATAAATAAAATTTGTCTTACACGTTCCCTACTAAGCCCATATTTATTTCCAATACTTTGTAGTGTAGAGTCATAATCATTGTTCCATTCATCTAATATTTCTAAGTTTCTTTTTGAAAATACTTTCTTTTTCATTACTCTTCACCCCAGCCTTTTAGATCTACGTTAACTATATTAGGTGAGTTGTATATGGTGGCTTCCTTACCGTTTAATACTGCGTTGTATTCACCCAGCAGATGCTCCAGCTTTAACCAGCCAGATGTCATGTCCTCATGTTTCATCTTGAAGATCTTACTTGCATACGGTTTCTTCTTTTCTTGTGCCACAAAAATAAAGTCAACCACGTTGAACCCAGCCCTTTCATATCCACGTTTATACCAAGCTGCTTGTAGTTCGTATTGGTACTTCCTAATGGATGATGTAAAGCCTCTAACAGAACAATCGGTAGTAGTCTTATAATCAACCAAGATTATAGATTTCGGATCGCTAGATGGATCTAAGGGGTATCTAAGCACATCAGATTTAACTTTCAGTAATAGATCCTTTTCCCACCAAAAGATCGCTCTTTCAAACGGAGAGTTAAATACTTCTGGATATTCACCCTGTACTGCTGACAAATGTTTGTGTCCTTCTGGTATCAAGGCTTCTCGCATACTGTATACGGTTTCTTTATCCTTAGATGATATAACGGTTAGCCCTCTATCTTCATACTCCTTCTTTAGCTCTTTATTGGCGTTGGTGTATGGAGATCCACTTAGGCAAACTACATCATTAACAAAGGCCTCTTCTCCTTCAACAATCAAAGAATGTGCGGCGGTCCCAAACTTCATAGCTGGTGTCGTCTCGTTTTCTTCTTCAAGTGCGTGGAGCTGGCTTTGTCCAAACCTTCTTATGTTTGATGATGATATACCTGGAGCTTCATGATAAAAGTTATGTTCCATATCTGGAAAATAAACTGCGTCTCCCAAGACTACGTGTTCTTGGTTTTCTAATATTTCTGGTAGTTCGTTCATTTGGTTCCTCCATTTATTTCCACTTCTCCATCACTTGTTAGGAATAGCTCTACATTTCTATTCCTCCAAACGTGAACATACTCTGGTGCGGCTTCTGAATCTTCTACATATACGGTTATGTTTCCAACCTTTATGTATGCACATTGGTCATTTCTTTGATCTATTTCTATCATGATGCCTCCTCTAGTTTTTCAAGTGCATCAGTTATTTCTTTGATGCATTGGGCTAGTTCAGATATGTTTGTCTGAAGGTGAAACAAAGTATAGTTTAATTTATCCTTTGTAATCTCTCGTTCTACATGGTCATGTAGATTGTTGGTGGATGTCTCAATAATAGCATCCAGTTCTTTTCGTATATCCATAGTACTCTCCTAAAGTATTTACTGATAAAATATGTAAATTGTATTTTATTGTATAAAGTATATAATGTCTACACTTAGTAATTTAGGAGATTGCATATGAGTAGAGAAAAAAAAGATTACGTAGTTATGGATGACGACATAACTATAGGTTGCCCTGATCATGGGGACTTCTTGGCTACACCTTTTGAACACCTACAAGGTTTCGGGTGTCCGATATGTAGGCATGAAGAAGTAATGAAGGTTATAAAGGATATGAATGACCGTTTAGATTATTGCATCGAGCATGAAGCTAACGCGGCTGACAATCATACTCCAATACAAGCTGGTAGTTACTCTATGATACTTCATGAGATGTACGGCAAAACAAAGAAGATCTTGGATGAATATCAAGAGATTCGGGGTAAAACTAAGGTATAGTTCATATATGACATTAAAAGTAGTGCCTATAAAGGATAAAATGGCTCGTCCTACCCTCCAGGAGACGGTAGAACGGTTAAATAGTATGTTCAAGGGATATGAACAAAGGGGTGAGGAAAAGCTTACCGTAGTTCTATCAACACTAAGCTATTGCATTTGGAATCTACAGAAGATTACAGAGGACGATCAAAGCACACTTAGTCTTATAGATGAGATCCTTAATCAATACATGGAAGTAGATAGGCACGAAAGCGTGTTTAATAACTACGTTTTATTTGAGGCTTTAACACCAAAATCGGGTTCAGATGATGACTAAAGCATTATTGTCCTATTATTGTCATAAATGTATGACGGTCAAAAAGCCTATAACTAGGCGGGTTTCGGGATTATTTTATTTTTTTCATTTTTGTCACAGGAAAATAGAGAAAACAGTATAAAAATATAACAAATATCTTGACTGGATAATTCCAGGTAAGGTATCCTCTCCATACACTTTAGGGTAATGTGGGGGTAGGTATATATAACTACTTTGTCTCTAAACTGCTAAATACATATGGGATATAGAAAAAACAAACTTGAATATGAACCCATTCTAGCTCCAGAAGAGGAAGCTCCTATCGAATACGCTAATCTAGATAACTCCCTTAATCGCAGACAACGAAACTTTATATGGCAAGCCGTTAATAATCCTCGGCTTACTCTCGTAGAGTGTGCTCATAAGGCTGGCTACAAAGATGCTAGACAATCAGCTAATAAACTTATGAATCATCCTGTTATACGTAAAGAGTATAACTATCTGATGAATGAAGCTAAGAAGAAATATGAATTGAATTATGATCGGGCAGTTCAGGATTTATATGATATTAGAGACAAGGCCTTAGAAGCCGGGTCCTTTAACGCGGCTATCTCGGCCCAGAATAGTTTGCTCAAGGTCGGGGGTCTTATTGTCGATAGGAAAGAAGTTATGTTCGGGAAGATAGATCAAATGAGTCGGGAAGAAGTAGAGAAACGCCTGGAACAACTGATGGGAAGTATTACGGCTATAGATCCAGTAGATCTCCCAGCTCCAGGAGATCCTGCTGAGATGGTAGATGAAGCGGATTTGGAGGCATTAGAAGAGGAGGACTTACAGACGGCAAATCCTCAAGAGGTTGAAGGGGAAGTTATTTCTGATTAGGTCTATCTAGTACAAAGATAAGCACATATAAGAACAAGGCAAGCCAGAACAAGAACGTCATGATTGGGGTGTGGTACTCGCTAGACACATACTTTTAGGAGAGTAGAGAAGTTTGGAATCAAAACTAACAAGTACCACTCCGTTATGATACTGATAATACGGTTATTAAGCAACTTAGCTTTTCTCCACTAAATCTTCTAACTGTACCCAGTCTAAAGTATCTGCAAAATCTGAATCAGTATCGTATAGGACAACCTTACCATTCTTTTTATAAGGGTTTCCTTCATCATTTAATCTATAAAATGTTATATCCCATAAACCAACATTATTAAATTTTTCAGCCATTAGCTTTTCTCCTTGAGTTTGTTTCTAGCTTTAGCGGACTTAAATATTATGTCCCACCTGTTGCCCTTCTTACGCTTACTAACTAATCCATTAGCTTCATCTGGGCAAGTCTCTCGCCAGGTTTTGTATGGTTCTTTAAGATTCATTATTGGACTCCTCTAGTTTAAATAAATGTACGTCATCATATCCTTGCTCAATCCATTCATCATAATGCTCTTTGGCTCTTTCGTATGTAGCATAATAATCATCACAACTACCAACCCATACAACATATTCTTTTTTAGTTAGCATTATTTAACTCCTTACATTTGGGACATTCAACATCAGCATCAGCTACAAATAAGTTATCAAAGATAAACTTTTTCGGCTTTGTCATTTCTTGTGGTCTTTCTATTTCAGCACCACACTCTGCGCACATATACCTCATTAGTTTTCAATAACTTTGTTACTAGCTTTTACATATCTATAGTCTTTCTTAACCAATCCAAAAACCTCGGTTAATCTAAAGCGTAAAGTTTCAAGATTACTTAGATCACTAAGATACATATCTTGGCATTCAAATAAAGTCATTAACGCATTATCTAAATCGTTTACTGCCGTAATGTATTTATCTAATTCTTTTGGCGATAACTCTATCGTTGTCTTATTTTTTAAATGTTTAATTATCATTATTTATCTCCTTCTGACTCTCTTTCATTAACATCAACAATAAAAACTCTCGTACCGTCATCTTCCTCTCGGTCATATTTGAATTTATTATATGGGTCAGGGTCGTTTTTATAAGCATAAACCTGCAAAACAACGCCTTTATACATTTGAAGCGCTACATAAACTTGCATTATTGATCTCCTTCAACATAATTTTTCTCATGAAGTACAAACCTTAATACAGATTCTAAGGGTGTAAAATCCTCAACTTCAATATCATAACTGCCACTAGGCAACTTGATATATGATGTCTCAGCAACATGCCAAACATCATCTTTGAATAGGTATACCCATTCAATATCAAAGTTTATATCCATAATAAACGCTTGAAATGAATGATATGTTGTGGGTGGTTCTTCATGCACTCTGTTGTAGTTACTATCTTCTACGGTTTCTCTCAAGAATGATTGATAGCCGTTATCTACGAGGCCTCTGGCTTTCTCTTTGGTGTTGTAATGTTTGTGTAACATTACGCCGTTATGTTGTGGGTAGCCGTCATAATGACAATACATACTAACGATCTTCCCGTCTGATTTTTTGTAAGCGATATTGCTTCTTGTTCCCATAATTACTCTCCTCTAAGTTTGTGGGTTAATAAAAATATACTTGTTTAGATTACCAAATGTATCCACTATATGCAACAACTTTAGGGTACAAAGTGTAATATATTTTTATAGTTATATTTACGCATATGGCGGAAATTGGAAAGTTAATAGCATTTCCCCTCTCTCTCGGTCACTTTCCCACAAAAAAGCAACGCATAAATCGGGTCGGGGTCGGGCTTAGCTAATAGGATTGACGGTTATCAGGTTCGGGTTGGAATAACACACAACACAAGTAGCTCTGGATCTCCAGCCAGGGAAAACTGATGGTAGTAGTCGGGTCGGGTCGGGGCTTTCTTTTCGGGGTCGGGGGAAGGTTTGTGATGCTTGGTGCATAACACATGATAACACACCAGAGCTGGGATGGAGACGGCGTGAGATGGGCTGGAAGGTCTG